GATCGAGGTAGGATAGAGGACCAAGGCCTTTCTAACGAAGATGACATAAACATCATGAATGTGGTCCTCAAGAATTTGTGCGAAGTGCACATAGGGCATTTGTCCGACAAGAGTGTACAGAGCACCAGACCGAAGGGCTTCGCTCTCTTTATAGGAGGGTACACCGCCGTGATGCCAGCACATTTCGAGGCAACTATGAGTTCCTTGTACGAGGAGTGGCTCTGTTCTAGTGATGGTGTCCCTTCCATGGACAAGCAACTGTATGTCGAATTTAGGTTCCCCGGGAGATCTGGTGGTAATCCTGTTTGCCCCCTCGGGAGCTTATTGGAGTGGTTTACGCGTTGCTCTACCGTGGAGGGATTAGACAAGATTTATGTCACGTTGCCCACCCATGCCATGAAACCCAGGAAGAACATAGTCAGGCACTTTATTGATTCATCCGAGGGCGGAGAGTCCTGGTTGATAAAGCTGGGCTTTGATGGTGAAGTCAACCTCAGACACACCAGGTCCAAGGTTTCGTGTGCATCGTACTCCAACTCACAAGGCGAGAGTTACCGTATGCCCACCGCGCTTTGTTACGCCGTAAACACCACAGTTGGGGACTGTGGTTCTGTCTTGTTTGCCAGACATGAGAATGGCGCCCTGGGCATAGCCGGAATACATGTGGCAGGGTATTCTGGGGATAGATCAGGAGCTTATGCGGTGACGTTTGGTGACGAGCTAGATGATCTAGTGAGAAGTGTGGCAGGTGATTGCCCTAACATTGTCCTGCCCTCGCATCTCAAGTTGAGGAAGGCTAAAGAGCCCACGGTCCCTGTCAACCACGAGGTCCTATCGGGCACTTTGGGCCGCCCTATGGCTGGGTCTTCGTTGATCCCCGATGTTGCCTTGTACTCTGAGTTATGTGGGACTAAACCAGCCAGTGTTTTGGTTCGATACAAGGATGGTGAGTGTTTAGACCCTATGGCCATGTCACAGGACAAGTATTCCAGGAATTGCGTGGTTGTTGATCCCGACGCTCTAACGGTTGCGAAAGCAACCGTGGTTAGGAGGATGCAAGAGCGCAACGTCCGGAAATCCTACCAAACGATGTCCTTTCATGAGGCCATGACTGGCTTCGGTAATGTTGGGATGCTGAACAGGTCGTCTTTTTGTGGTTTG